GTTTGGTTGTATCATCTAAATATTGTTGGGATGTTTGTGATGATGAATATTGTCCTCCAACTTTATTAAACACTTGAATGTCCGCAACAGATATAACCCCATTTTCACTTTGGATTAGTCTTCTAATTTCAGATATATTAACATTCTCACCCATTTGTCTATTAATTGGGTCAAAATAACTAGAAACGATATTAACTATTTGACTAATGACCGCACCTTGTGTTTGACTATTATCTAAAACAACATCTATGTTAAAAGATAAATCAATAACATTCGCCGATTCTATTGATATATAATCATTTATCATTCGGTAATTAGATAGATAATTAGCAACATTACTTTTTAATGTATTTGATAGTATCTCAGTTAATGAACCACTTTCGTCAAAAGCCAACATTTGTATTTTAATTTTATTATTTTCTTCAGTAATTGTAACTTTTGCAGGTGCTCCAAATTGAGATGGCATTGTTCTAATTAACGATTCGTAATCGTTAACAGTAACCGCTCTTTTTTGGGCCGAAAAGTTAAATGAAACTAAATTCCTAACTTCCTCCATTGTTGGGAAATTCGCCCCTCCAATCGCTGCGGTAACATTATTACAACTTAATGAATTAACTACAGTGGTATTTATTGATTGTGATGGACCGTTTACGAAGAAAGAAACAGTACCAATTTGATTAATAACATTAACACCTAAATTACTAACTAAACCACCACCAACTCTATACTGAACAAACAATGTAGTATTACCTTTAAGTGTGCTACCTAACGCTAAATTATTTGAGTATTTGTACAAATCCAACTTAAATCCATTTCTAGCAAACTCTCTTAACTGTTCATCAGCGGATTGACTACCACCACCAAATGTCATTTTTAAAAACCCTTCAGGTGTGAATTCGGTAATAAACTTAGTACTTGTTTGGATGTATTTACCCACTTTAATTCCAGGCCTGTCAGACACTTTAGTCGGGTCTTCAATAAACACTCTATCCTCAACTAACGCACTTACTTCATACCACCTATTATCTAAACCTAAAAATTCTTGAGGTGTTGGTACATTAGTATACTGAGTCCCATCTTTTAATAAAACACTAGTAACACCTAACACATTTTTATCAGGTAAAAATAATTCATAAAAAGGTTTAACATCGTTTGCCGTTATTACTTTTTTAAATACTTTTGTGGTTCCATTAACAACGGTTTCTCGTTTAACAATTGTATAGTTAATTAACTTATTATTTGAATCAAAATTGGGTATTTTTAATCTATTAGGGAAACCTTCGGCATTTGTCGGTGAAGCGAAATCAATATCATATACTGTTTCAAATGATTGACCCGCACCATTTACCTGAGACCCTCTTCTAAGTATACCACAATATCTCAAATCTTCTTTATCACCAAAAGCTGGTACTGTAATTGAAAAATCAACTAATGCAACTGACGGTCTCTGTCCAGGTATTTTTAAACCGTAAGTTCTCGCAATATTAAAAATAGAGGATGATTGTTGAGCGTATTGTAATACAGTTTCTTGAATACTTCTATCAATATTAAATTGAAGGTTGTCGGTTACCGCCGCATTTAAATCAAGTAAAACTGAGAATACTGAAGCGTCGTTAAAATTACTAACCAAATCAGGATAATATGTTTTAGTAAAGTTTACAAGTTCAGTCCTAATGGATTGGAAATCTCTAGTCGTATAGGATATTTTTTTATTTGCCATAATATTATATATTAATAATTACAAAGTCACTTTGATTAAAAGCATCATTAGTTATGATATAATCAATTTTAACTTTTGCGGTGTGTTCTTTTTCGGCAATTCCTGGTACTCTAAATACTCTTTCATCACCTTGAACATACGTACCTTTATCTTCTTCTCCTTCGGAAGCGGGTTTGATACTTATGTTAGTTATTTTTATACCTGGCAAGTATTCCTCAACAGAATCTCTAATCTCCGAATCTATATCTGAGAATGTGGGACCATCTAACGGTTCAAAAATATATTCATATAATCTAGTTCCAAAATCAGGTAAATAATACCTAGTCCCTTTTCTTGTTAGTAAAAGATGAATTAAATTAGTTCTTACTTCCTCATCATTAGTTATAGATAAATCCAAATATTTACCATCAAAAGAATCTCTGAAGGGAAAATTTATACCGTATGTAATTCCATCTGCCATATTATATAAATATAATGTTGTAATATTTTACATAAATAGATGTGAAATAAAAAACTCCCGACAGTGCCGAGAGTTTTTTGTTTAAGCTGAACATCCAAAACATTCAAATTGAGAGTCCGTTGGTTTTTGTGGTAAAACCTCAACAGTTGGTTTTTCTGTTTTATTAGGTCTTTCCATTTTGGAAACATCTATCGCTAAATGTTTGGCTCCCGTTGATATCGCCTTTGTTCTCACATAGTAACAAAGAGTTTTTAACCCTTTCTCCCACGAATGGAAGTGAGATGAGGTAATTTTTGACAATGTTGGGTTTGACATATAGATATTCATTGATTGTGATTGGTCAATGAATGGTGCTCTGTCCGCACACATATCAATCAATTCTCTTTGTGAAATCTCCCAAATTGTTTTGTATTTTTTAATTAAATGTTCAATTCGTTTAACTTTCTTATTGTAGTTTTTATCTTCAGTGTCAAGGTAGTTATTGAAATTAATATTTTGGATAGACCCTTCATTAAAGATAATCTCATTCTTTAGGTCCTCACCCCAAATACCAATCTTCTCAAAGTCATTAATTAAGTATTTGTTAACAATCATAATTTCACCACCAACAACTCGTCTGTTAAAAATAGCCGAGTGTGCTGGTTCAGTCATTTCATATGAACCTGTAATCTTAGCCGAAGACGCCACAGGCATTTGAGCCGTGAATAGTGAGTTACAAACCCCATATTTTTTAACATCTTCTTTAAGTTGAGACCAATCCCAAAACAAATCACTTTCAGTTAATCCCCACATATCAAACTGGAAAATACCTTTTGACATTGGTGAACCATTAAAGAAATCGTAAGGTTGGTATTTACCTGATTTACATAACTCCATACTTTCAGTAATTGCCGCGAAGTAAATCGTTTCAAAGATATCTTTGTTTAGTTGTCTTGCTTGTTCAGATGTGAACATATAATCCATAATAAAGAATACATCTGCAAGACCTTGTGTTCCAATCGCAATTGCTCTTTGTTCTAAACCACCTTTACGACCTTTTTCAGTTGAGTAACTGTTAATGTCAATCACTTTGTTAAGTGTTCTAACGACTTTTCTAACCTCATTATGTAATAATTTAAAATCAAATTTTCCATCAATAATAAAATTCTTTAATACCATAGATGAAAGGGTGCAAATAGCCGTTGTTGTCTCATCAGTATATTGGTAAATCTCATTACACAAGTTTGATTGTTTAATAACTCCAATGTTTTGATGGTTTGTTTTCTTATTTGCATTATCTTTAGAACATAAATAAGGAACACCTGTTTCTACTTGAGATTCAATAATTTTATTCCAAACTTCTTGAGCCTTAACTTTTTTACCTAAACCTAATTCAACCGCTTTACGATAGTTTTCCTCATATTCATCACCATAACATTCTTGTAGTGGTTTAATACCTGATTTAAGAATATCGTTAGGACAAAACAAATACCAATCCTCGTTATTCTTAACCGCCCTCATAAAATTGTCAGGAATCCATAGTGCCGTAAACAAATCTCTCGCTCTTAATTCCTCTTTACCAGTGTTCTTTTTGATATCCAATAGGTCAAAAATATCTTTATGCCAAGGTTCAATATAGATAGCCGCACTACCAGGTCTTCTACCTTGTTGATTAAAGAATCTCAATGATTCATTTACAATTTTAAGATATTTTAACAACCCTCCAGCATATCCACCTGATGTTGTAATACGACTTTCTTTACTTCTTTGGTTTGACATACAAAGACCAATACCTGCCGCATCAGATGAATAAGTAGAAATGTCGTTCATAGTCGCCAATAACCCATTTCTTGAATCCGAATTGTTGTAATGTAAAACACACGACGCTAATTGAGGAATCAAAGTTCCTGAATTAATCATAATTGGAGTTGCCTTTGAAATTCTTTGTTCAGATAATGACTTATAGTATTCTATCGCCTCATCATATGAATCAGTAACCCACAAAGCAATTCTCATATACATATGTTGAGGTCTTTCAATTACCTTACCATTGGGTAATTTAAGTAGATACATTTCCTGTAATGCTTTCCAAGCGAAATAATCAAATTGATAATCGTTTTCGTGATTAATCAACTTATCAATATTTTCAGGTCCATACAACACGATTTTCTCTATCAATTCAGTATTAATTACACCTTCTTTATGAAGAATTTCCATTGTTTTTGAAAAACTTTCATCAGTTTCTTTATGGTAAGATGAAATTGCCACAGAGGATGCCAATCTTGAGTAATCGTGATGACTACCAGTATATGCCGCAGCAATTTCATAGACCAATTTATCTAACTCTTTAGTTGTTATAGTCCCTTCAGTTGGTACCGAAGTAATAACTTTGATAAAAATCTCATCTGAATTGACATTCAATCCTTTTGATGCTCTTTTAACCCTATTATAAATTTTTTGTGGGTTAAATGACACCTCATCTCCACCTCTTTTTTTAATTTTTAATGACATCATAATTAAATAAATTTTTTATTAAAAATCGTCCGTAAAAGTAATCGTTTCATTCAATTTTGCTTTTTGGTATTCCACAGTTCTTGATTCAAAGAAATTACCTTTTGTTTCAACAGCAATCTGTTCCATAAATTTAAATGGTTGTTCTACATTAAATTGTTTTTTACAACCAAATTTAACAAGTAGTCCATCAACCACAAACTCAAGATATTGCTTCATTAAGTTAGAATTCATACCAATCAAAGATACAGGTAATGATTCGGTAATAAATTCTTTCTCAATTTCCAAAGCCGATAACAAAATCTCTTTAATTCTTTTTTCAGTTGGTTTGTCTTCAATATGATTGTTTAACAAATGAATTGCAAAATCACAATGCAAATTTTCATCCTTAAAAATAAGAGCATTAGCGTTACACAAACCTGGCATAACACCTCTTGACTTTAACCAAAATATTGAACAAAAAGAACCTGAAAAGAATATTCCCTCAACCGCTGCGAAGGCAACCAATCTTTCTTGAAACGATGCGTTTTCAATCCAATCAAGAGCCCATTTAGCTTTCTTCTGAACTGCAGGTAACCTATCAATTGCGTTGAAACATTCATCTTTTTCCTTCGGATTATTAATATAAGTATCAATCAAAAGTGAATACATCAAGGAGTGAATGTTTTCCATAGCAAGTTGCATCCCATAGAAGAATTTAGCTTCAGGATATTGAACCTCTCTGTAGAAGTTCTCAGCCAAATTTTCATTAACAATTCCGTCAGATGCCGCAAAAAATGATAACACATTTTTAATAAAATATTGTTCATTTTCAGACAATTTATTCCAATCTCTAATGTCGTCCGTAAGGTCCACTTCTTCAGCCGTCCAAAATGCCGCTTGATGTTGTTTGTAATATTCCCAAATATCGTTATGTTCAATCGGGAATATTACAAATCTTCCAGGGTTTTCTTTTAATATTTTTTCCATTTTATTCTGATTTATCTTCTTTGTTTTCGTTAGTTTTCTTTTCTTTTCTTCTTTCCATCAAATCTTTGATTCTCTGTCTATTTCTTTCTTCTTGTTGTTCTTCAAGACCCAAGAATGTTACGGATGTTTCAGTATCAATTTCTAACATTCCGTTGTCAAACTTACAGTTTTCAAAAACAACACCATCATCACCGATACGAGATTTAGTGATGGCAATAGTTGCCAACTTCATCTCCTTTTGTTGTAGTGTTTTTGCTACCGATATGATAACGTGACCCACTTGTGCTTTCTTAATTGACCCACCCATTTGGTCTGTAGTTACAACCTCAGATGAAATTGAACTTCTATTACCTTGTGTTGCTGTCCAACCCACCAAATCAAGTTCGTGACACATTGCTTCAAATGACCTCATTACCGAACCCTCAGATTTCCACTCATCACCATTTTGTCTGTCAGGTAGAACACAATCAATATAATCCAAAAGAACCATATCAATCTTTGTTCCGTCAGCAATCATTTTTCTGATTTGGTTTTTGATTTGTAACATACTCATAGTGTCCGAAGGTAATTTTTTCAAGATAAGTTTGTTTTCCATCTTATCTTTAATTTCTTTCACTTTAGTCATAACCTCATCTTTTTTAACCGACAATTCATCAGGATGAACTTTAGTCCACAAAGTTATGTGTTTTCTTTGAATAATCTTTGGGTTGTCCTCAAAAAATATTTGAAGGACGTTATACCCCAAATTAAATGCATTGTTTGAGATTTTTGTAAGTAAGGTTGATTTACCCACACCTGTTGGTGCCAACACGACACCAATTTCACCTTTAGCCAAACCACCTTTTAACAATCTGTCAATACCCGCAATTCCCATAGGGACTGGGTGTCTGTAATCTTCATTCAACACCTCTTCCAACTCAGAGAAGACATCTTGCATACCATCTTCTCTCTCCCCAACTTGTAATGCGGTTCTTACTAATTGTTCTACTTTGTCGTAGTTTTCAAACTCACCACCATCAATGATTTTTTGAGCTTTGTTCATTACCTTTTGAAGTTCTTGTTGTTTACAAAACTTCATTGCTTTGTCTTGTACAAAGTCCCCACCTTCAACGGGAACCTCTTTAATTTTTTTAATGGTATCAATAACCATTTTAGACGCCAACTCTTGTTGTAATTCAGATTTTGTAATCTGTTCTAATGTGTCGTATGTTGGTGTATGTTCGTATTTTGAGTAATACTCCTTAATCATTTGCATAATTAATTTGAAGTATTTGTTCTCAAAATAACTAACCTCAATCACATCAATTATGGACCTCGCAAAATCCTTATCAACAATAATTTGGTTTAATAATTGTAGCTGAAAACTGCTACCTAAATAATCAAAATTTTTCTTAGAACTCATATAATTTTACCTTAATATATCATAAATATTACGCCCCAAGACTAACTTCAAGATATTTGTAAGTTAAATTTTTAGATGAAAAAATGTCAGTCAAAGACATAAGTAAGTTTTTTAGGTGTGGGCGTACATCCACGGTATATCTTATCTTAGGTGGGTATATTTTAGCATCAAATTCTCTATGACAAATTGTCTTGTCACCTTCTTTAATATATACACTAAAAGACTCAGGACCGTCAGTATATGACGTATCTAAAATCGCAGGATTGTTCATAATTTCATACATGTTGTCCAACATATAAGTCGCCGTTTTCATCTTCAATTCTCTTTCCAAATCGGTTTTAAAATCTTTGATTAAATTGTACAACTCAATAGAACCCTTTGCTTTAGGGTTATAATCTTTAATGTTAAACAATCTTTGAACAATGATATTATTATTCACTTTCATTAGGAATTCCAATTTTGTAGTCGTTTGTTCTTTCATAATTTTAATTTTTAAAATTTCTTTTTTCTTTTCTTGCTAATTTTAAGTAAGGTCTTAGGAAATTAACCCACTCATTATCTCTTTTTGGTAGGTACTTAAATAAACCATCTTCCATCATCATTTTCATCAGATTCTTATACCCCCTACCTTCAGGGTCTAAGGTTTCTGTGTGATAAAGTTCCACTATTTCTTTTCCATCATCTGTTATTAAAGGGTTTGACAAATCAACAATCTTTTCATTAATTACAAAAAACTCATCCCCAAAGATTCCATTTTTAGTTTTACCACTTAACAAGTTTTTTAATGCGGCATTATCTTTATCTTCCTTCAAAAGACCTTCAGCCTTTGTTAAAATATCGGTAACAGAAACTTCATTTTCAAGTATTTCAGGGAATAGTTTAACGAAAGTTTTCTCACCAAGGTAATAAATACCATCAATGTTATCTGACTTATCACCAGACAAGATTTTATATGTTACCACATTCTGATGAGGTATCTCAATGTTATCTATTTTGATTTTATCTCCCTTCTTATAGACTTTCTTTTGTGATGGGGAGTAGATACTTACTTTGTCTGAAATAAGTTGTGTAAGGTCCTTATCATCTGAAAAAATAACTTTAGTTTCATCTTCTGATATTTGACAATAATAAGATATTAAATCATCGGCTTCGTTGTTTGGGATATCAATTTGTCTAACAAATGTTTCTTCCAAATATTGTTTGATTCTTTGTCTTTGTTCGTGATAAGATTCTTCATTAAAGTTTTTATAAACTCTACGATTTTCTTTGTACTGGGGGTAGAGTAGTTTCCGAGATGAGGAATTATCCTCCCCATCCCAAAACACTACAACCTTATCAAAATTTTGTTCTTCAATGAATCGTCTGACGGTATTTAAAAAATGCCAGATTCCACCAACGTGTCTTCCTTCGTGATAAAATTCTTTAACACCGTGAAATCCTATTTTAAATAAATTATTCCCGTCAATTAATAGGGTTTTTGTCATTTTTTACCATTAAATGGTTCTACAATCAATCTTCAAATTCTTCTTCGGCTGTTGACACTAACTCGTCTTTAAACTTGATGTCACCCTCACCACCTAATACTCTATTCCAATAATCGGAATATTCTTTCTTATACTTATCCAACGCAGTTTTATCATCCTTGATATAACCTTGTGGGACCGCAATAATCTTTCCATCTTTAAATGAAATACCATTCACATGGTTTTTCAAAATAGAAACTTTTGTTCTAATCGCGTATGATACCGTTCTACCATTTTTGGTTGCGGTAATGTGATTGATTCCCGCTTTTTTCTGATTACCAAACAAGAATACCAATGCCGACGCCAACCACAACGCTTCACCACCTTTGGCTTTAATTTCAGGTTGTCCAAATGGATTGTCAGGTAATTCTACCCAAGGTTGGTTAACAACTACCATCGTATTGTAATATGGATAATCTTCTTTCTTTGACTTTGAAATGCGAGAGTGTAGTCCCATACCAATCTTGTCGGCGAAAGCCGCTGCATTATGTTGTTTTCCGCCTTTACCATCAAATGTCATCTTACAAGGAATTGACCCAACTGAGTCCCACAAAAATAACAAATTATATGGAATATCACCTTTCTCTTGTGCGTCAATAATTTCATTAATAAAGTCAGTTGCTTGTTCAATATAATCAAACGAGTCATTGAAAATGAACATTCCGTCCCAATCACCTTCTTCAGTTTGATTCGCTTCTAACCCCAATTCAACCGCATGTGTCCAAGACCATTTTTTTTCAGTAATAATGAATACAGGTAAATGCCCTTTCTTTTGAGCATCTGCCGCCGCCAAAATCATCGCAGTTGTTTTAGATGAGTTTGAGTGACCCAAAAACATATTGATTCCTCCCATGACAGGTCCAGGCAATCCACACGCCTCATAGAACGCTTCACCACAATTATAATATGATTCGTCTTTGTATTTAGTTTTGGTAGAATACTTACCTTTGATAGAATCTAATGATATTTCTTTTTTCTTAATAGCCATAATAAGATTGGATTTGTTTATAATAATTATCGTTGAATTTTGGAGATAAATCAATGATACCTTCGTTTTTTTCTTTTAATCTATCCGCCCAATCATATTGTTCTTTAATTTCAATATTCCCCATACCTGAAATGTGAAATGTTTCCATTCCCCACCTGTAAATCATAGTTGGCGTATTTTTTGAATCGTGGATTTTAGCATTAAAATTAAAAGTAATATCTAAATCTTCACCCCAATTTTTATTAGGAAAAATAATCCTTTCTAAATATTTTTTAGTGTAAACATTACCTGTATTAATACTATTTTTAACACCTAAAAACTTGTTATGCTCAAAATAAAAATGACTAACATTTCTATAAATTTCATAGTTAGGATTTTCATTTATTTGTTTTTCAACATTTTTTAAAGCGTCAATAGAGAATAAATCATCATCATCTAAACGATAGATATAATCATATTCACATTGTTTAAATCCCCATTCTAACTTTTTAGATATATTTTCAAACCTTTGTGGTAAATTGTATATCTTAATTTTAGGATGATTATATGAGTAGACAACATTTGGTTCATCATTAATAATGACCATTTCAGAGTTATCATGGTTTTGGGATAAGAAGGAAAATATTACTTCCTCTAACAATTGTTTTCTACCGTAAGTTAAAGTTAAAACAGATATCATAAAACACAATAAAGGCACCAATTCTAAATCGGTGCCTTATTAAAAATTTAATTAGAATGGTAATTCCTCGTCAGCGTCATCATCCGCTTGTGGGTCAACATAAGTCGTCTCAACTTTAGCAGAACCCCCAAATGATTCTTCAGAAACAGATGAATCACCATAAGTGTATTTACCTAATACTGTATCCCATTTAGGTGTTTGACCATTAGCAATCGCTTCCAAATACTCAACAGGTTTTTTAGAATACACATCTCTCCAAGTTAATTCATCATTAACCCAAGTATCTGCGGTTTCTTTATCTTCATGTACAGGTGTTGGGTCATCGTACATAACTGTTTGAATAACAGTGTACTCTTTTCCTTTAGGTGTCTTAGCCTTTGTCAACTCAAGGATAATGTCTCTTCCTTTATCAGGGTCAGTAATATCACCTTTTGCCCTCCAAATTGGGATGATTTTATCCAAAACACCTTCATTCTTGTAATTGTGTTTGAAACGCCAGAATTTGATTCCGTCTTGTTCGTTATCTCGGTCAATAACTTTAACAATGTAGAATTTACGAGCTCTGTAATCAGCGGCAAGTTTTTTATCACTTTCTTTTCCTGTTGATGTTAACTCTTCATAAACTTCAGAAAGAGGAGAACGCTCGTTGTCGTTCTTTTCAGGGTCGTACAACTTAACGTATTGTCCGTCCACTTGGATTTCGTGGAACCACGCTTCTTTAAATGGTGAAGAACCATCTGTTGTTGGGAGAATTCTAAGTCTTTTTTGACCTTGTTTCTCATTCTTGTCCAAGATAGCTGCGAAGTATTTCTTCATTCTGTCTTCTTGAGACATTTTTGGGGTGTAATTCCCCGACTGTTGTGATTTCTCGTACTGTGCAAGTACTGCGTCTAAACTGTTTGTCGCCATATATATTAAATTAAAAGTTTACTAAATTATAATGCTAAAATTCTTGTCAGTCAAATGTGTCAGTTAAAAAAACGGGCCGAAACCCGTTTTTAATTACTGTATTCTTTTAAAATTGTCAGGTTCAATACTATCTTCAAAATTTCTAAATGATTTTTTAATATCACTAGGTGAATAATCTTCAACCTCATCCTGTGTTAAAATATATTCATCTCTCCCCAATTTCTCAAAATCTTCTTCTTTATCTTCAAAGTATTGAGATAATTTTTGATTAAATGGTCCTGAATCCAAACTTCTTAATTCTAATTTTTCTTCAGGTGATTTTGTTCTATATTTCTCAACTTTCGCCTCTAAACTATTAAGTTTATCAACAATACCATCCATTTCTCCTAATTTATCCTCTAAACCAGTTAATTGATTAAACAGTTGCTCAAAATATTCTTCCTGTTTTTTTTCAACATTTTTTTGAGATTTAACCAAATCCGTAATCTCAAGTTCTTCTTTACCTTCTTCTTTATTTAGTTTTTCAACGTCAGGGTCATTAGAAACATCAACAGGTTCAGGTGGTGTTGTTGGAGCTTCGGGGGCCGCAGCATCAGGTGCTGGCGGTATTGCTCCAGCATCAGGTGGTGCCGCCGCAGGGTCGGCTGGTGGTACCGCACCAGCATCAGGTGGTGGTGGTAATTCGGTACCTGCATCTTGTTCCATAATATACTTATTAATTGAGTTATATCTTTTTAACTCATTTAAAATTTTAATGTCTATTTTCATATTATTATCCATTTAATAATTGTTTAACTCCATTGTTAGTTTCAACTTGGATTTTTTTTGACTTATTGATAGTATTATCAACTCTTTCAATTAATCCATCTCTCATTCTAATAGTGTAACAATCTCCAGTATCTAAATCACATACTTGTTTAGTACCGTCACCCATATCCTTCTCCGACACTTTGGTATTCTTACCCAAATAATTGTCTAATATTAATTTAGTATTCATATCTATTTTTTATTATAAATATCTCCTTTTTTTAATTTGTCGCATTAAACACATCAATTGCTTTTTGGACTTTATCTTCTAAATTTTTTAATTTGGTTGCCTCATATGATGTATAAACAGACAATGGTTTGGTATTAGGCCCGTTAATGGTTAAGTTATTTAAAATAATAAATTTAGCAATTGATTTTGCATCAACTGTTACATCAGTTGTCATTTTTAATTTCCATCTATTAACCACAAAATTTAAATGGTTATATAAGTCATCAAAAACCGCATAAGGTAATGTGGTCTTATCACTTTCTGATGTTTGACAAAAGAATTGTTTGTTACCTTTAAATGATATATCTGAGCTACCCCACTGACCTGTTAAAGTCACTCCCGCAAAATTATTTTCAAATGAAGTCATATTAAGGTCACCATTTGCCGATTCCACATATAATGCCGCGAATACAACATATTTTAATGTATTGTTAGTAACACCATTAACTGACAATACATCTTTTAAAGTACCTTTTACCGTAACAAACGTTTCACTGTTTTTGTTTGGTGTAATATTATAAAAAGTGTCATAAGGTACTGATGGTTTACATTCCTGTGGTTGGGATAGTGATTTATCACCTCCAGTTACCGCCTGAATTTTTTCTTGTTTTGATTTATCAGTACTACTCGCATCTTTATTTTGTTTCGCTTTCGCTTCCTTATCTTTCTTATTATTTTCTATAATACTCTTTAATAAATTATTTTTTAATGTCTGAATGTAATTTTCAACTTTTGGTAAAGATGCCGTAGGTTGTCTTATACCCTTTATTATTGTTTCAAATGAACCAGGCGTTATCGTGTGAGATACAGTCTGTATCATATAAGGTCCATTAAACATGGGGACATATCTAAGATTGAAGTACATTGTTGGTTGTATCAGTGCGTTACCCATCATGGACACTGTACAAGTATAACTCCTATTTTTATATAGATTATACAATGACACGCTTTGACTACTAGCACTTCTATTACCATATAAATTAGCCATCTGATTAGTTACTTCTAACGATTCAAAGGTTGACCCAGCATTTTGTTGGTCCACCATAAACCCATAAAATATTGATTGATTTTGAGGGCCTATGTCAACATTAAATCCAACCACTTTATTAGATAACGCCCAATCATTTTTATTTGATTGATTTTCAACCAATGGATTATCATTACGTCTTAAATCAAACGCATCATTCCTATACCTATAATCAACATTTTCATTTATCGCTAATTGTTCACTAGGTTTGCCCGCATAATAACACACCAATTTAGGGGACGATTGTCTATAGTCAACATCTAAAAACGTACCAAACATAGTATTAGCAAACTCTAAAGTTCCTTCAGGTTTTGGTTTTGGGTTTTTAACAACGTCTTGAACATTGTAAAAATTAACATATGACGGTAAATTGTGGATAACAAAATTGTTTTCCTGTAATATAGTTTGAACAAAACTTAACATAGATTGTTTTGGTGTTTTAATAGCCCCTTCTAATCTATCTTTAAATTTATAGATATCTATTAATATTTTATCACCAATATTTCTACTAGCCCTATCCAATAATAACACATCCTCAAATAATGTTTTCACTTTAAAATCATTACCTGATATCCATTTATCATTTATCGCCTTAAAAGCCTCCCACAATTCAACTTTAGTTTGTTCTCCTTCTAAATCTGAAGGTACTTGATTCTCAGGACTACTATTAACATTTGGCAAATTTTTATTTAATGTAGTCATTATATTATCAAATATCTTATCTTGAAAGGAGTCATTCCCTAATAAGTATTGAGTCATTAGTTGTATAAATTTACTACTATCTAAAGTATTATCTTTTAATTTAGCAGTTGCATACATTTTTATAATTGGTGCCAAATTTTGGATATCATTAATTGTGAATGCAACATTATTATCAATAAAGAAGTCCGTAATATATGACCCATTATTATCATATTGTAACTGAGGTATCTCTGAAAACCCAACATAGGTTTCTAACGCTTTCCATTCATTAGGGTAATTAGTTTTTGACACCGCCAAGGTTGGACTACCAGGTACTCCACTAGGTAAAGCATTTGGTGTGGTGGTAGAGTAATCCGAATATTTATATTGGTCAACAATACTCAATGTTGAGAATGTGTAAAATATTTTTTTGTTGTAATTACTAGGATTACCATATTTTATGATTTTACTATATTCTAAAAATGCCGATATTGTTGATGTTAAATTTTGTTGTTGGGCGTTTTGTATTTTAAGTATTAAATCATAACTATTTTCAGCACTTGTCTTAGGTATCTTAGCCAACGTCCTCATCATGGATTGGAAATTATTTGAGTCATCAGGCACCAATGAGTCATAAACTGATTTAGAATAGTTTAAAAATTCTTGTTCAAATATATCCAATACATTCTTTTCAAACACTCCAAACATTTCACTAATTTTGGTATATTTGGTACTATCACCATTTATGGAGAAATTCTCTTGTTTAGATTGACCTGAAAAAATTTCTTTTAGATATTCAGATGGTGATGGTTTAACAATTTTATTAATATCAAAATACCCATAATTAGGTGCCGCCCAAAATGTTCTAATTGACCCATTATATACCGCAGTGTTTCCAGAGATTTCAATATCCATTGAACCGTTATTAACACATTCATTTTTTGTTTGGTTAATGATTGACCCTTCCGATGGCATTAAGAAAAAACTTAGTCCATCAAATGTCTCTACGTGAACTGACCAAGGTATCATTGTTAATACTCTGTTTGGGTTAGGCAGTTTACCTTTTTCAAGTGTTAATATCGCTTCATTGACATATGTTAATGTCAATCCTGAAGAATTTATCGCACTCTGTATATTTGATGATGTGTATCCATTAACCCCATTAACAAAACTAAAATCTAAGTTAGATGTTGTATTTTGACTTAAACTCACTTCATAAGTACCAGTACCACCAGGTACTCCTGTTAATTGTGATACAATAGTTGTGTTAGGTAAAATATTATTACCCTCAATTATAGAACCGACTTGTAAAGTATTACTTCCAATAGTACTAACTATTAATGTTGTATTATTTATCGCACAAGTCCCTGTTGTTACACCAAATGGGGGAATAATATTAAACCCTTGATAGAAGACGTTAAAGTCATTTATTGTTTTAGGGTAAAATCCAACATTAATTAACGATGAACTATCGGTTCCAAAAGTTGTATTTTTTTCTAATATAATATCTATGTTAGCCGAATTAATAGTTAACGCATAATCTTTTGTTGGGTCATTAGTATCAGGGTCAAAGTTATTAACATAACTAAATCCTGACCAAGCGGTATCAATTATATCTACGCCAGTATCAACAAATGTTTTATACCTGTGCCATATTGACCCATACTTTAAAATCCAAGCATATGGTACTTTATGTAACGCCCCAAATTTTTTCATTGTGGCAAAAATGTAATCTAAATCCACCGTACTAGACGATGTTCCTTCATTTTTATATTTTTCTCTTAATGTTGCTAGCGGTAAACTATTTAAAAACAAATAAGCGGCTTGCTTGTATGGGTATTCATCAGAATTTCTAAAACTATTTACACCATTCTGAATCGCATTAACAAAATAAGGCGTATTCATCATTGAGACGGTCTGACTACTTATAATATTACCCGAATAATCTTTATATTTTAAATTACCTTCAGTAAAAAATTGCTTATCGTAATCTCTATTTTGATAAAATGTTTTTAAATTTTCAGTTGTACTTAAAACACCAGTAACATTCTGATTACTCAAAAAATTAGTTATAGGTTGTTTAGTTGTTTTTGAGTCAGTATCAAGATAATTAGTAATAACTTTGTTAGTAGGATTAAAATTTAAAACTTTAGTAGTGTTAAAAGCCATATCCGCATTTGTCATCTGAACTCCGTTAGCCAATTTACCACTTACCCAATTAATATCGGTAAACGGATATAAATCAGTTAAAGTTAATGTATTGGTTTTAGTTGATTCTGTTATAAATTTAACCAAATCAGGTTCACTATTTAATGATGATAATAATGATTTTGGATTTGAGCTATTAATTATTTCAAAACTATAATCATTAATTTCATTTCTTAAGTATACCGTATTAATAATACCTCTGATATAATTTTGCCAACTTTCCCCCACACCTCCATTTGAAATGTTTTTTAATACAGGTATTATGTTAGCTGAATTTAACCCATAATTTTTAAGTTTTTGAATTAAAAATGGATTATCGTTGGATAACGATTTCAATATGTTATTACTTTCAGCTTCGGCAATTGCCTTTGCAACTGAATCGGTATCGCTAGTTCCATAAACCCTACTAAATCTAGTGTAGTAAGTATATGTGAACAATCTTTCGTACATTTCATAAAAAAACTTAACCTCTTCTTTATTAGCAAAAACAGAATCACTAATAGGATATTCTATCGCATTTAAACTTATTTTATTAGATTCTGTTTGTTCATTATTACCTGCGGTTGGGTCCGCAGGAGGTGTTGTTCTTTCAATAAAACCTTTTATAAATTCTTCAATAAATTCAATCTCAGGCCAAACATCAAACAAAAATCCCTTAGTATTACTTACAAATTTAGAATCTCCAGGATATTGTATCTCATACTTTTCATGCCCATCTTCACCTGAAGTCGCAACAATGTACTGAGGCCAAGGATATACGGGTATGTTTTCATTTGACCCCGTGTCTTTAGTGTCAGGACTAGCATTTGCAATACTCTTATCAAATATAGCGTCTTTTCTAATTTTCTCGTCTCTTACATCCCACGCCTTACTATGTACCTCATCCAATAACCTTAAAAATGCCTCACCATTTGCGAAAATAACCGCCAAAACATTTCTGATATTAGGGACAAACCCAATACCATTATTTTTACTCTGTAATAAATCAGAAAGAGCCTGAGTTAATTCTGTTTCAATTTCTTCCCTAAATACTTTGGATTGTTTTGACATTTTACCAGTTAAATCCATAAACGTACTCTCACCTTCAAATTTAAACCATTCGGTAGGTTGTACTTGAAACCCTAAAATATCAGTATTTGTTGTTTTCCTAAAAACCCCTGACTTTTCTAATTCATTTAAAAATTCCGTTTCTTGTTGTGCGGTTGGTTCTACATTGACTTTTTTAACTTGTTTATATGTTTCTTTTATTGATACATTTTTGATTGTAACATCGGTAGCGATAAATGTATTTAAAGTAATATTATTAGTAACGGATATTGATTTAGTCTTATTCTTTATGGTATAACTACCATCAGTACCTAAAGTTTTATTACTATTTAAAATGGTATTATACTTGGTAATAATATTTTCTAAATCAGTTTTAGCGTTAGGGGCTGAATTAACAATTTCTTTTTTAAATGTGTATACCTTTGTTTTATTAGCATCATTTAAAATCAAAAAATTGGTGTTATCCATATTTTTATCAAACCAAGAACCTTTACCATCCGACCTATATAAAAACACATCTTTTTCATAATCATTTAAAGTAGTCTGATATGATTCAATATTAGTAATCGGGTCTAAATTTTCTTTGGTAAACTCATCTAAAATATTTTTAACAAAATTCTCAATATTGTTTCTTAATTGTACAATAGTTAATTCAGGAAAATCATCAGGAATTAAACCTTTTGATTTATATTCATTGTACATCTCTTTTATTTTTTGGTAACCCTTTTCTACTATTTGATTATCAACATTAGTAAATGAAGATGGACCACCTTGTTGTGTTTGTACTTTCAACCTTGACTTATACATATGAGGTGTTGCCATAAGATACCCCATACTTATTTCACTCAAAATAGTATATTTGTATGTATAAAATTTTAAACTAATTTTAAAATTTCCATCATTAGAATCGTATCTTGATGTGAAACTTTGTAACATTAAAGATAGTTTAATCGCTTTACCATAAAACCCTTTTAATGTTAGTGTAAACATAGGGTAAGGCAAATTAAAAAAGGCGGCATACGGTGAATTATCACCACCCTCAAATAACGCTTTACCTTTTACATCCTCCATTTGAATATCAATTTGAGGTAAAAAAGATAAATCTTGATTAACATTAATACTTGTTATACCCAATAATCCGTTATCTGTGGCACCCACATTTCCATTAGATAATAATGTTTGTCTTATATACTTATCGTTTGAATTTTTGGGGTTTTGTATCTCTGTCTGTTTAATTTGGTTAACACCTTTACCTTGTAGAGTATTTTGACCCGTAATTTCATTAGTATACGCATTATCTAAAAATTGTTTATTACCAGGGTTAAGAAAATTTATTGATGCTAATGATATCGTTTGAATCGCATCGTCGTTAGCGGAGCCCACCGCCAACTTAGTTCTTGGAATTACTTTACATTCCAAATTAGCGTACATAACCAAGTTTTCTTGTTTTACATACCTCTCTTTTACATTACCGTCCAAGTCAACCACTTTATTTGGGTCAACCATAGTAATATTGTTGTAATCAAATTCAACTAAGATATTTTCAATTTTATCTGCCATAATATAAGAAGTGGTTATCTAACGCATTTTTATAATCTTGTAATGAAGCTATTAAAGGAAATGGAATTGTCAATATTGCACCGTCAGGAATATTCCATTCTAATCCTCCATACATTGGATTTGCGACTAAAATTAACCACCCAAAATATGGGGCCCCATAATATTGCTGAGAAAGTATATCAAGTCTGGATTGACCAACCTTATAAATATATCTTTTATCGCTTGGTTTTGTTGGTAACGTGACATATGGGACAACAGTTTGTTGCCCATTTAAAACAAAATTATTATATCTATTATAGTATTGTCTAGCCATTATAAATTTATTTTACCGTCAAATTTTTCTTTGTCATTTACGTTACCGTAATCTACATTACCGTAAATATTTTTTAATGTTTGTTCTTGTGTTGCTTGTGTTGATTCATCTTTTACGGTACTAAAATAAAATCTCCTAACTTTACCTTTAGGATATAGTATTTTTTCAATACCTGTTGTATATTTTTTATACGTATCACTTTTTTTGAACTTGTCAAACAGTTTTATCTCCTCTTCAAGTTCTTTACCATAGTCTTTAATTAGTTCTTCACAAGCTTTATCAAAATTTTTAGTTAACTTTTTATTTGATTTTATTTGAGGTGAGATTACATAATCTCTAAATTGATTAAATTTATTGGTATCCGTAAAAATTCTTGCCATAATCATAAAAAATGATTGGTCAACATCTTGCTTTAATTTGAATGGTTTAAATTGTTCACCAGAACCAAGTTCAAACGTACTGATAATTGTATGGTCTTTATACTTAAAATCAGTTTTTAAAACTTTAATAAAATCATCTAACCCTTTATTAACTTTTTTATAGTCATATTTTAATTCATCATATGTATTTGTCGGTACGGGAGTTATTGTTTGACTTAAAGCACTAACATCACCAGACTCTGTTGACCCTGTAAGGTTATAAATTTTAGGTGTTAACCCGTCCTCAATTTTACCATCTGTTTTATCATTAGAGACTAAATTTAATTGTCTTACTAATAATAATAAGTCATTTTCTTGTGAAGTAATGTCATTAATAATTAATGTTAAACCACTATTAAAATCACTTTGCATATTTTTAACATATTGCACCATGTTTTGTTTAACGATGGTCACTTCATTATTACCAATGTTTTCATCGGTTAATTTTGTTATGATTGAATTCGCACCGCTTTCAATTCCTGTTATAACATCTTTAAATATAGTATCGGTATCGGTTATTTGTGGTTTACCATAAATTTCGGTATCTGTTTCTCCAACTTTACCTTTGTAATATTCTCTTTTATTATTCATTAATTGTAATATCCCATAATTGTACTGTATTACAATTTTTTCCAATTGATTAGTAATATTTTCAAAATATGTTTTTGATGTATCAACCAATTTATCCATCACTTTTTGGTAAACAGTATATCCCGTGGCACCATTAGTTATTGGCGTTTCTTTTGTGATTTCACCAATAGTTGAACCTCCGCTATTTTTTTGTTGATTACTATTTTGAACAGGTTTATTAGTCCCTGAATTGGCAACAATTGCATCAAAAACTTGTTTATCTAACGCTTCAAAACTCGTATCAGTATATGTCGCCCTTTCATCATAAATTTCAGTGTTGGCGTAATAGTTAAATGATAACGCATTTTGTAATTGGTCAACGGGTTCTTTAAGTCCCATACCACCAATTATATTAAAACTCATTTGTACTTCAACAATCATCGGTTGGACCCCAATACCTTCAGGATTTAAATCTAACATTTCATAACTAAAACTAACATTATTAGGTATAATTTTAGTATTAAAGAAATCCCCTATCCTTAATATTAATACGGGTGGAGTACCAAAAGACGTGTTTAATGAATCATTATATTTAGGATTTCCATCATTATCAATAACAGGTATGGTTTCACCAGGTCTAACACATTGATTTAAGAATGTTAATCGGGAGTTTAGCCCTTCAGGTGTCATTGAGTGAAATGCTGGATTAAAAAACTTTATCTTCTCTTTGAAGGTATTATAAATCATAGGGTCATTTTCTTTAACCATTTCAAAATAATCACATTCAGATAATAATCTTCTTAAAACTTTTTTACTTAACCCTTCTTTTAATTTTTTACTTACATCAACAGTAGGTTGTGGTTTAGGCGGTGATACATTAATAGTACCATTATTATTGTTATTAATAGGTGCGGCAGTTGTAGTTGTGGTTGTAGTGGGAGCTTTAGGTATTAAAATTATATCATTTATACTCACTCGTCTACAAGCCATGGCATTTAAAGAATACACCTGAGAATCTTTAGTTGTTTTACCTGTTTTATCTTTTTGAGCATTTTTTATATCATCATTATCAGTACAATTCACTTCATCAAATGTTGCACCACCATCCCCTTTAGGTGTTACCTTAGTTTGTTCCCCTTGTGGACTTTCTTTGACAAGAATTTTTTCTTTACCAGGTTGCATAAATTCTTTTAAACTTACACCCCCAATTTCTTTTGTTTTCAAAAATTCTCGTACAGAATTAATTCTTCTTTGTGATAATGCCTTATTATAATCAATACTAGCAACGGCAGATGCCGAACCAGCCATCGTGATAGTTATACTCTCTACTTTATTTTCTTTTAATAATTTATAAGCATCTAAAATAAAATTTGATTCACTTGTGTCATCAGCAATTTTTTTATAATTACTTTTGATGATATCAAACATTTGATTAGTATTAGCCTGTTTATCACCTGTAATAAAAATTGACGATGAGGTGTCATTATATTTTTTTATATTAGAATCACTAACATAGGTATTATATAATGATTCAAAATTTGATGTATTTGTTTTTGGAATGTCATTATCAAAATAAAACGCAAAATCATTATAATTACTTTTAAAAGCAGCTAAACTAGGGTCTTCCGTTGTTTGGTCACTATTACCATCAGTTGACCCACCACCACCTCCAACAACATTGTTATCGGCAGGTACTGACTTTTTAAGACCAGCAAGTTCTTCAGGTGTTAATCTTGGGTTATTTAAAGCCTCTTGTATTTGTTCTAATTCACTAATAGGTATTTGATTGTATTTAGCCGCCAACGTGTAAAGGTCAAATTTAACACACCCCGCAAAAAATGAATTAAGTATTGAGTCCACCCTACCATCAGCAGCACCTTTTAATTGTTTGTCAACCAAAATGTTCATAACCGATGGGTTATCAACAATAATCTTCCAAGTTAAACTACCACTTCTGCTTGTATCTTTATAGGTATATATAGGTTCAGGTCTACCAATAAAGTTCGTAGGGTTCCAATTAGCCGAACTTTGGTCACTAAATTTAACATCGTAAGGAGGGAACCACATAACACGTCCCCCATTTGGACCTCTTTCGCATATAGGTAAATCCTCATATCTAAACCCAGGTCTACTTGATGTCCTCCATGCTAAATTTTCAATTGAGAACATGTATTTTTTAACATACCCACCTGAATCATTCCAACCACTACCCCCAACTATGTTAGTTGAGCCAGGGTTTTTCATTGGGGCAATATTAAGATTATATGTATTATCTAATATGGAGTAATTAAATCTCCTACCTGATGTAGTTATACCATCTGTTTTTTGTAAATCAGCAAACGTATAATATGGTGTGTCTTTAGTAAAAACTCTACAATATTCAATACCCGCTTCAGCCCCTGTAGTATTGTCTTTATATGATACTACTTGGGAACCTTTTGTAATTTCTTTATATCCATCGTGAAATACTTTAGATACTTGATTCATCGCATTACCAACGTGTTGTAGTCTAGTCGGACCCTGAACATTATCCGCAGAATCAACTAATTTTTGAGTATCGTCAAGTATTGAACCTTCTTTTAATTTTAGATTAGTTGATTCATTACTTTGATACTTAGAACTAATTAAATTAAACTCATCATCTTTACTACCAGCACCACCACCTACAGTTGCCTTAAATCCCGCATTTTTTTTGTATTTAGGTGATACCCAAACAAACTGTCCGTCAATACCTCCAGGGTTTGACGATGCACCTGAACCAAGTCCAAATTGTATGTTATTTATATTACCTTCATATAATTTACCCAACTCAGAAGGTCCATATACATCGGTAGGTATTTGTCTACCTCTTTCATCAACAGGTATTTGGTTAGCGGGTGATGTTATATCACCAGGTTCAGATTTTGGTGAACCAACATAATAACTACTCCTAACAGTACCATTAGCGTCAACAATATTTGATACTAAATTAACAAGTCCTTGAGCAACACCCAATAATCCTGTAAAACTTGAGTTATACTCAGGACCATATTTGTTGTAATATAGGTTGGCAAATAAAGCCGATTTTTGTCCATTACCTGTATTCGCTAAAAATATTTGTGAAGGGTTACGTCTTAAATTTAAAACGGGACCAAGAAGTCCCCCTGTTAATTGATTAATAGTTCCAAGAGCGGCTGAAGTTTGAGATGTTGGTAATGAATTATTTTCATTTTCCAAAAAGTAATCACCAGGTATAAAAGACACTGGCCAATATGAACCTGTCAATCTTGTTGCAAAATCAACCGCGGCAGTTAAAGGATTTTCAGGTACTGTAATTTTCCAATTTCTATATATTAACGGTTGTTGACCTGTAGCCAATAAAGATGCTTCAAATGGGTCTTGTAATGAACTTAAATTAACCGCACCAACTGTTGATTGATATATTTCTAGATTTATTCTTTCTTGAAGATACCCTTTTAATGTTTGGGCACCTAATTTAGCAATAAACGAATCCTGAGATAATGAACCATTACTTCCATTAGGATTTGTTGATAACAATATTGAGTATGGTGAATATGATGACGGTAAAAAACTATCGGGATATGGTCCTTGATTTGGAGTCGATGGATAGGGGGCACCGTTAAAATCTATGGTTACACTATACCCCCCTAATGGTCCATAATCATTTAATGTATAAAAATTATTTGGGGATAATATGTTTAAATCATTTGGAGAATCTATCACGTTTGAATCCCCTAAGACAGTTTCATAATTAATCGGTCCTGTTGGTGGTGTATAAACACCAACAACGGTATACTCCGATAAATTTTTGGCCATAAGAGCATTTCTAAATGAACTAGTAGACGCAAATGATAATGGACTTGTTGGCATTTATATTCTTTTTCTATAAATAGGTTATTATGTTATTTTTAAGCGGTTAAACCATTATTATTCATTACAGTTTCTAAATTCTTATTTAGAGTTCTTATTGTATCTGTTTGATTTAAAACCGCCATAATATCACTTTTTGTTACGTTTTTATCCGATTTAATTTCAATCGTTAGATTTATATTATTAGTGCTTTTAGTTTCGGTAGTTTCATTTTTACCACCACTCATTGGGTTGTTTAACATTCCTAATTTTTCTAAAAATTCAGGACCTTTAGTCATCCCCATAATAGTATCTTGAGGTAAAAACTCAATTTTCTTACCAGGTATTTTTAAGAAATCTTCTGTTTTTACAGTTTCAACTTTAGTTTCAGTGGTTTTACCTTCAGTTTTATTACCCTCATTTGATTTTTTACCTTCATTTAAAATACCACCAAACTTATCATTAGCTTCCTCAATAGTTTTGATAAAAGTCTCATCCATATATTTACCAAAATCACCAAATGCTTTTGATAATTCATCAAAATTAACTTTTCCGTTTTTGAATGAGCCAGCCAAACCATCTGTCAATTCATTTAATTTTTCACGTACTTTACTAACAGATAACATTTCATTATTCATTACCTCACCTATCGCACCCATATCTTTTTTAAGTGCCTCAGTAAATTGACCAGTCGCTTTAGCTCCTGCCGCGGCCATTGGTAATCTGTTTCTTATTTGCATAAGAAGAGCTTCTTGACTTTTCTGAACACTTAGTTGTTCTTCAGCCAATTTACTCACGTCAACAGGTTTTTGAGCCTTAAAAAACGCCTCTTGGTCTTCTTTACTCATAGACATTATTTCTTGTATAGCGTCTTCCATTCCCATGTCCTCACCATCAAGTTTCATCCTATAGGTTCCACCTTCACCCATTTCAGCCATATTGGCAATCATTGTTTTTTGTTCTTCGGTAAAAGTATCGGGGAATCTAATCTTAGACATTTTGTCACCAAGTTCTGCACTACTTAACGCCATTCTTGATAAAGTACCTTGACTCATACCCATCGCCTTCTCAATTTCAATCATTTGTCGTTTGGCTCCTGGTAAGATTTCAAATTGACCCTTTTCATTTAAAGTTACAAATTGTTTTGACATTTCAGCGATTTGATTTTGTAACTCAGCTGGGTCGTTCTGAGCTAAGTCCATTAATCTAAGTGGGTCCAATAAATCCGATTGAGTAGCACCTAAACGTTGTAATGACGCCGCCATTTCAATAGCGTCTTCAGGATTAAATGCCTTATCCAATGTTGCGGACATTTCATTAACATTGATTCTTAAATTAACTGCCTGTGCCGCCATTTTTGCCAACCCATCAACACCATTTTTAAAGGTATATTTATTCATCATACTCATATTTTCAACTACCTGTGATGAAACCGCTTGAGCACTAACACCTATCTCTCTCGCTCTATTGACAACTGTTTCCATTTCCTTACCACTTTGATAAAGTGATATACCCACATCTTTCATTGATTTAGCATAAACATCAACCTGTATCCCGCTAACTTTTTGAGCGGCAAATAATTTTTCATACGAATCAGATGTTAATACAACATTTCTCCCTAACACATTTGCAGCTTGTTCTTGAATAGATACAAGTTCCTCAAACGAACCTCCTAATTTGAATATTGATGTGGATGCGTCCGCTAAACTGACTTTTATATTTTGTAATTGTTCATTACTTTGTCCAAACTTGATAGCAATATTTGTTGCTGCCTCATCTACCTTAAAAATAGTATCTTTAATACCTGTTAAATTTTCATTTAACGCATTTGCAAAATCATCTAATATACCCGTAGTGCTTTCTTTAATACCTTTCAAAGAATCATCAACACCACCAGTTCCAGTACTATCTGCCATATATTCTATTATTTATAATAATAAATACACCGAAGACTATTTTACTAATCTTTCGGTGTATTATCTTCAATTATTTTATCTATTAAATATTTTCTGATATATGTCGGAATTTTTAAATACTCACTATACGACATTCTTAGGAATCTAGCTAAGACATAAAATTCGTCTATAAGATATTTTGCGTACTCAGAAGAAAGGGCGAAAAAATTCAGCCCCAAAGGAAACTTCAAAGGTTACCTTTTCTCCTGACGGGGCTATTACGTTTCTTTTTAAATCTAAAGAAGGTTGATTGTCTTTAATAAAATTCCTTATATATTTAGAATCCATAATAGGTAAAGTCTCAATAAATTGAGCAATATGACCTCTATCTTCAAGACCATCAACTGATACAACCATTTTATTTAACCTCCAAGTTATTTTTGGTACCGTAAGACCAGTTGGGTATTCTTCCGCCATTCTGTCTAATTCCGCTAATTCACTATAAGTTAATGGTCTAAGTTTTACTGTTACACCAGTTTTTGGTAGTTTTGTTGTAAATGTACCATCAGATTCAGGTTTAAACTCTGTTTGTTTGATATTAAGTGAATCCAAGTATTCTACGTGCTTAAAGTATTTTCCTGTAGTTGGGTCTAATAAAGATAAATTATATTCAGGACCAAATGATGTATTTCTTAAAAACAATAAAATTGCCTCAACATCCCCTTCTAAAAGTTCATCGGGTCTTAAATCAGGTTCGTAAACTTTATTTCGTAATAAACCAATGATAACATTATCTTTACCGTTTCTATTTGTGTTTAATAAATAGTTTTCATCACTAGCCGTTAGATAACCCACCTTAACTGATTTCTTTTTTGATTTATAAAAAACACCACCACTAGGTAAAACAACCACATCATGTGGTAAACTAAAATTTTGTTGTCCCGCATCTATTAAACTTTGGTCAATATGTTCCATAATATTTACTTTTTATTTTAAATATAAAGTCAAACATTTTTTTATAAACACAAAAAATCCACGTAAAAATAAATTACGTGGATTATAAAAATATTTTTTACTAATTTAGTAAATTAATACACATCTATCAGGACGAAGAGTTGCCGAAATATCAGCAATCGCATCTTGTGAATATGATAATGAACCAAAATCAACATCACTAATGAATGTGTTTTGTAATAACCATTTCTCAACAACAACACCCGTTGGGTCTAACATTTCCAAATAAACGTTTTTCTTATAACCAGCAGCATAACCCATACGACCTGTTACAGATTCAGCACATAAACGAACCCACTCCATAAGAGCTTGAGACGCCGAAGGACCGATAGGGTCTCTAAATTTAACAGAGATAGTTCCCCAAGTAAATCTACCAGCAACATATGTTGAAGTATTTAAGAATTGGATTTCAACAGGGTTAATGGTTAATTTTGGTCTTGATGCGGACTCAACAAACCATTCATTAATACCTAAAGTTGAGTCAAATCTCAAGATAAACCTATTCTGTCTTTTCGGTTCATAAGGTATTGGCATTTTCATTAATAAGTCAGCCATATTGTTTTGTTTTAATTTTCGTTTATTTTTTTATTATAAATATCACTAGGAAAAAATTTTTCTATTTACTTTCATTTTTTTTTAAATTAACATTCCAGTATAAAAATTAAGTCCAGTTATTATTTTATTGTTTATTTATTAATAAATATATTAATAAGGTTTTTTTATTCCTCCGTGTGTTGAAATTGTTTTAATTATGTTTTCTGGGTCAGTCTCAAAATGAGATTTAACCTTTTCCAAATTTCTAAGGTCATCATCTGAAAATCCGATTTGTGGTACAAAATTGTTACTAACTTCATTTTTTAGAAATGCCTTCTTCTTTAAAAATTTTGACATTTGTTTAATGTAATTCACAAATTCGGTTAAAGCGTCTATTTTACCTTGTTCAGGATTTGTTGCTGAACCACTACCGTATGTAACAGGGTAAAATTTACACAAATTAAGATATTCATCAATCATTTCTTTTTTAGACATTGGTTCCGCCCCTGCTAAATCTCTATACTTTTCTAAATTTTTTACTAACTCATTTGAATCAATACCATCGTGGTTACTCGCAATTAAGTTATATACCGCATCTTTAATAACTGAAGGTGTGTGACCTCTAGCAGTTACGATAGCGAATATGGACCCGTTATTAATCGCCTCAACAAAATCAGACCATGCAGGACCTTGTTTAGCCATCATAACGTCAACTATAAAATTTTTATCACCCTCCACCGTAAAATATCTAAATGGTCGTTCAGCGAATCCAACAATAGTGTGTCCGTTATATTCAAATGGTTCTTTTTTATCCAAATTACCTCTATAGTGAGCAAAATCTTCGGTACTCATGGGTACTTCATCACCTTCCTCATCTCTTAAAATAATTTTAGTTGGCATTTCTAAGATATTATCATCCCAGTCAAAAGCGTAGTACTTCATGTCGGGAGTACCTGACTCATCAAAACCTTCACGTATTCTTCTTCTTTTCATTTACAATATTTTTTATATAAATAAGCCGACACTTAAAAAATGTCGGCTTATCTTTAACTTCTATTAAATGTTATCAAACGAAGCTCCTGTCGGTGTGATATAGAATGTGATATCTATAAACTCTAACGACTTAGTTGGTTTGATGTAGATTTTACCTGTCATTTGGTTTCTATCTAAATCAGCCGCGTCTGATGAAACAGTTACTCGGAAATCGTATAGACCTCTGTCTCTTCTGATACCGTCTAAGATTGGATTCACCGCATTTAGGAAATCTTGTCTTACTTTATCATCGTTTTGTTCAAACAACAATCTAACAGATACCGCTGAAATCAACTTACGAGCTTGTAGTAACAATCTTCTAACATTAATTCTATCAAGAGCTGATTCTTTAATTTGAAGAGTTTTGTTACCCCATATCACAGTACCTACATCAGAGAAAGTTGCGATTGGGTTAATTCTACCCTTGTAAAGAGTATCTCTATCTTCTTGAGTTAACTTCTTACGAGCTTTAATTGAGCTAACAATACCTCTTGTGTATCCCGCCGCTGCGAACCAAGGGAATGCGATATTATCAGTCAACGCTAAATTCTTGGTAACCTCACCTGTTGGTGGTAAATAAATCTGTGTATTATTAACAGTATCTCTTACCAAAATCCAAGGATAGTAAGTTGCCGTATAGTTAGAATCTAAACCAGCCGTTTCCAAATTATCAACCGCTTCTTGAGGGTAAATTAAATCGGTAGGGTCACCTAATGATGGTGTGAACATATTGTAGTCAGGTGTTGTTGTGATGTAAATTGAATCGGCTCTATCAAATTCAATCATTTCAATTGCCGCTCCAACTAAGTCAGAGTTATTTACATAATCAATACCTGGTGTTACAAATACATTGATGTTAACAGATTCAGGGTTAGAGAATGTTTGAATACCCAATAAGTACGCGTAGTAGTCGGTATTTGAAATCTCACTACTTTGTCCAGGTAATGTTATAGGTTTAAATGCCCCCCATCCTGTTGCCGTTGGGTATCTTAATGATGGTGCCGCACCTTTTAAATAACCTGACCTACCAATAACAAATCTATCTTGGTTAGTTCTATATTCTCTGTAGATGTCCCATCCATCAAATCCACCACTCACTAAGAATGTGAATTTTCTAGCGAATAATCTGTAGTATGGATTATTTTCATTATCAGGGTCTGAAGTGAATTCACCACTACCACAAACGAATTCTGGTGTTCCACTTGTTACAAACGTATTAGGGATAGTAATACCACTAGCGTTTTTATCCATATGGAAACCTCTTGTTCTATAAGCCCAATTTGGACCTGTAACCGCAAACTGAACATTGGTCGGCATTTGTTTACCTTTATATTGGTAGAAATCAGAATCAACACCAATTGTGTCCGAAATACCCAAATAAGTTCTTCTAACATTATCACCTGGGCTCAATGTAACAGCATTAGCTCCTGTTGATAGACCAAATGGTGGGTCAAACACTACTTCACCAGGGAAATCGTATTTTGATTTTATAATAGGGAATGGTGAACGTGCCCCATTATAACTTCTAGTTGTAAATCCTTTGAATCCACAAGGTAATGCGTCTATCGGTGCGTCCTCGTTAATTTCCAACATAATGTATTTAGAATTCAATTGATATTCACCATCAGAAGTACCTATTTTTTTACCGATGAATCCATTATCGCTTGGATTCATATTACAATTAGTGAATTTTTCAATCACAATTGGGTTATTGTCAGTGTCAAAGAAATCTCTAACCAACACATCAAAAGTTCCACTGTTAAACGATATATTTATAATAGATATTTTAACTTCAGTATTAGCATCATTTCCATCTGAAATTGTAATAACTCTAAACAAGTCATAAACTTTAGAACCTCTTAATTCAGAAACAACCCAAGGAGACTCAGGAGATTGATATTTTTCCAAATAGAAACCTAAAGAAGTTGAGTCATTATTTCTTGCTTCAGGTGCTGTAGATAATTCACAATTTAAACCTCTAATATAACCTTTCTTGTAAGCATAAAGTAGTAAAGTTGCGTAATCCTCCTCAACAAACAATGGAACTGAATCTTTGTCTTTACCAAAGTTAGATTTACCAAAAACTTTACTTAAGTATTTTGAATCAGATGTTGAGAGAGATGTTTCAAAGAACAATGTTTCTCCATCAATCTTAGTTACATTAAGACCAAATGTTGAGAATGGGTTTTTAGTTACACCTGAATAACCATTTGTGCAAACCATTTCAACATCAGTTAAACCTGAAACTTCATAAACCGCACCATTGTCGTTAGAACCATATGTTGCTAATCCTCTTGAACGCATTGTTGCAACCACTAAATCATCATAATCAGTGTAAGCCGTTCCCGAATAAATATAAATTCTACCAATTAATGTACCTGTGTAACAATTAACAGGTGCGGCTGTGGTAGTTGTTGTAGTTGTTGTTGGTAAAGGTGTAACACAAGGATTTGTTGTTGTCGTTGTAGTTGATGGTGGGATTGTTGTTGTAGTAGTTACTGGTGTAAGAGTTAAACCACTAACTATAGTCCAAAACGAATAACCTGAATATGAACCACCACCATTATTATCAAACAACGCATAATACCAAGCGTCATTTTCAGGTGCCGTATAGTCAGCAACCGCCGAATCAACACTGTTCACACTAAATACATTTGTTGAACCTGTTAATCCTGATAAACCAATATAATCGGAATTAGGAATTGTACCGTAAAAATTAATTGAGTTTAGTACTGTTGATGGGTTAGGTTCATTTAAGATATTAAATATCTGTTGTCTTATATCACCATATAGGGTTGAAGTTGAATTATCAAAATTTTCATATGGTAAGTCAAGTTTAACTGATAGTTCAGGTGCTTGAGATTCTAATGATGCGGTGTCAATTACAATACCACCTAAGTCATTATTACATCCCGTAAAAGGAACTGCAAAATCTATTGTTTTATAATCAACACATTCAAATACACAATCTACAGTAACCCCACTTTCACAATAGAAATCAACTGTTGACTTATCAACATTTGCTTTAGTTAATATTGACCAAGACGGTCCTGCATCATAACCCGATAATCCTAATATTCTTGTAACAAACAATTGGTTAGATTGTTGTAAATAAGATTTTGCAATGTAAGACGCTTCATATTTTGGAATTTGTGTGTTTACAAATTTTTCGGGTAATGTCCCTCCAAAATAAGATGTGAACTCATCATAGTTGGTTATAAAAATAGGTTCAAATGCGGGACCTTTTAATGTTTCCCCAACAATACCTAATGTAGTAACACCAACACTCTGAGACACAAAACTCAAATCAACCTCTGAGGTGTAGACCCCTGGTGATACGAATACTTTACTATTTGTCGCCATTATTTTTTGGTTTTTTTATTTATTTATTTTTATTTTATTGATAAATATTCTGAAAAAAACCAAAGTGCTTTACTTTGTGGCAAGTATTTATAAATTAGGTAGAATAAATTCTGCCTTTTTTCTGCTATGGAAAATGGAGGTAAAGAAATAAAGAATTTAAAGATTTCTAAAGAGGCTCACGATATACTAAAAAAGTATTGTGATAAGAGAGGTATTAAAATTTATAGGTTCTTAGAAAAGCTTATAATGGAAAAATGTAAAGAATCAAAAGATATTTACGGAGAGGATTAAATCAATTTGTAAAACAACTCAATAGTTGATTCTTTAGTGTCATCTTCTTTAACAACAACAATTTTTAATATATCATTAGTATTGATTTGTATTAGAGTTAAATCACTACCATAATAGTCTTCATTAATGAACACATCAAAAGTGGATACATTTTCAGTATCTCCAATGTTAATGTCTACTGTAAAATTAAATAGTTCATTGACAGTATCATTACCAATAACAAACACTGCTGTTGTAGTTAAACTATCAGGTGTTAATGTTTGTTTTTTTTCTTTTTTACTTTTATTTGTACTAACTTCTAAAACTTGTAATACTCTTGACACTGCGGGAGAAACTTGAAACTCATCTTCGTCTATTAAAAAACCTAACATTGTGAATTCGTAACTTTGTACATAATACTTCCTTTTTTCAACCTCACTAACAGACTCGTCCGAAATATTGTTCATGATTATTGGAATGTAATGTCCCTTTATTTGGGTATAAGCTTGTCTTGATGAAAATTTCTCAATAACAATTTGATTAAATTTATTAAGTTCCCTCATTCTATTACATACGATTTTTACTTGATATGTTATATCAACGGGAACTGGTTGTGGGATTTTATATATATCTAACCCATTTCTTTGTCCATCCCAAGTTGGGACTTGAGCATAGAAAAATTGTTTTCTATTAGGTATCGTATAAACTGTTGATGGATTTGTTCCGTATTTAACTTCAGGAACTCTAACTACAGTAATAAAAGGTGGTTCAGAATTTTTGTCTAAATTTTGTATGTCCCAAGTTTGAGCAAATTGAGCCCAATTTTGTGTGGTTATTAGAATATCAATCATAGGGATAACTTTACCTGAAACCGTAGTCTTCAAGTCGTTCTTAACAAAATCTAACATACCACCATCTAAATCGGCATGTAAAATTGATTTAGGTAGATAAGTCCCATCCCTATTAATTTTCTCTAGTAACTCTTCTCTTCTTGGGTAAAGAGTTTTTTCTTCGGTTAATGGTATGTATTTTTTTATTTTTTTTGGTAAAGCCATAAATTATAATCCGTTAAATTCATTTGGTCCAACAGGAGACGCAATAATAGTTTTATAAAATGGTTTATAACCACCATATGTGTGCTTGTTGTCAGAAACAACACGACCATCATTATTTACAGTGTAATATCTAACTCTTGTTTCTGTTTCATAGTATCCTATATAATCACCATACTCAATATCAACACCCAATTCATCCAAATGAGATTGGTAAACAGATACTCTAATGTTACCAGGTTCAAACTGTTCAATTTTAGAATTTCCCACATTTTTGTTTTCAGGTGCCATAACTTGAACAAACGCCTTAAATTCTATAGGTGGTAGAAATTTAATACCATCACTAACAGTTTCACCATACACATCATCTGTAACAGTTTTTTTACGGTCAATTCTATATAATACCAATGTAAAATTCATATCTCCGTGTAACCATTCTTCACCCATAGAGATATCCAAATTAAAATCTTCAGCACCGAAGAATTTACCTAATCTTGTTATTGGAACTTTATTTTCTGACATATTGATAAATATCTTAATTATGATTATTATTTATAATTAAACTTTAGTTTTGGAAAATAACGAAATAAAAAGTAATTTTGAAGTTGTTGAAAGAAAGGCCCTTAATATATTGGAAGAATATCAAGGGTCAAATAACTTTTTGATAAATTTAAAGAATAAGTTTTTATCTAATAAGAACTTTGTTCCTACACGCTCACAATCAGATTATATTATAAACTATTCAGGTGTTAATCCTAAAGTTGCTAAGAAATGGGTTGACCTTGACCCCTATTTCGCCAAAAAGATTGCTGATGAGAAATTATATACGATTATACCTGAAAAGATATGGGTTGAGAAGTTATTGGTTGAGAAGGATAAGGCTTATCATATTTGGGGTAAAGTATTTGAATCTGAACAACTTCACGATTTTTGGTTACCTAAAAGTGCTATTATAAAAACTCATACCACAGAAAAGGTTGAGATTGATTATTCTAAATATTCCCACCGACCACTTCTTAGTCATCAAGTGGAGGCTGTTGAGAAATTGGTCGGAACCAAAAGATTTATTTTGGCGGACGATATGGGATTGGGTAAGACCACATCAACAATTATTGCCGCTTTAGAAACAGGAGCAAAAAGAGTTTTGATTATATGTCCCGCATCGTTAAAAATAAATTGGCAAAGAGAAATTGCAAACTATACTGACAGAAGTGTTTATATTGCTGAAGGTAAAAACTTTTCATTAGAACATGATTTCCTGATAATTAATTATGACATACTAAAGAACTTCCACGAATTAAAATCAAAAGAAGAAACATTAATATCTCAATTTAATCCTGAACTAATCATCATTGATGAGGCTCACTACATTCAAAATGGTCAGGCTCAAAGGACCAAACTTGTAAATAATTTTGCATCAAAAACAAAATATCTTTGGTTGTTAACGGGAACACCAATGACATCACGACCAATGAATTATTATAATTTATTAAACTTAATTGAAAGTCCCGTTGCTCAGAATTGGATGGCTTACGCAATTAGATATTGTCAGGGGTATCAATTTAATGCGGGTAAAAGAAAAGTATGGAATACATCAGGAGCATCCAACTTAGAGGAATTAAGGGATAGAACATCAAGACAATTTTTAAGGAGATTAAAAACTGATGTGTTAGATTTACCTGACAAGATAATCACACCAGTATATCTAAGACTCAAATCAAAAAACTACGAAGGTTTAATGGGTGAGTATTATAATTGGTATGAAAATAAAAAAGAAGAATCTTCATCATTAACGATTCAATTTAGTAAGTTGATGAAGGTTAGACAAGTAATTGCCGAAGAAAAAATAAATACCACAATAGAATTAGCTCAAAGTATTATTGACCAAGATAAAAAGGTCATCATATTTACAAACTTTACAGACACACTACAAAAAATTTATCAACACTTTGGTAAACAAGCGGTTTATTTAGATGGGTCATGTAGTAAACCTCATCGCCAAAATGCCGTTGACCAATTCCAAGAGAACGATAAAATCAAAGTATTTGTTGGGAACCTTAAAGCCGCGGGTGTCGGAATTACTCTCACCGCTGGTGAGGCATGTATTATGAATGACTTATCATTTGTTCCATCAGACCACCAACAAGCAGAGGACCGAGCTTATAGATTCGGTCAAAAGAATAGTGTGTCAATTTATTATCCTATATTTGAAAACTCTATTGAGGGAGCAATATATGATATTTTATCAAATAAGAAAAATGTGATTGATACCGTAATGGGAGATAATATTGATAAGAGTGATGTTGTACAAGAAATAATGAATCGTATACATTCTAAGTGATATTTTGAGGTTTCGGCTTATTTATAGTAATATATTAAGAATATGAAATCGTTAGAAGAAAAAGCAAAATTGCTTACTGAAGATATTAAAAAACAATCCGCAAAAAGAACACTTATTAGTGAAGCGAAAAAAATCGGGATTGAGAAATTACCGTATGCCTATTCAGCTTTAAAAAATTTCATTGATGCTGAAACAATGGATTTTCATTACAATAAACACTATAAAGGGTATGTTAAGAAATTAAATGACGCACTATCCAAAAAAGAATATGGTGATGTGGAACTTGAGGATATCATTAAGAAAATTAGTAAGTATAACAAAACAATTAGAAATAATGCTGGTGGAGCATTTAATCACGCTTTGTTTTGGAAAATGTTATCACCAAAAGAACAACAATGTGATGGACCAATACTTAAAAAAATTGTTAAATCATTTGGAAGTTTTAAAGAGTTTAAATCTAAGTTTGAAACTGTCGCTAAAAACAGATTTGGTTCAGGGTGGATATGGTTAGTACTAACTAAACGAGGTACATTAAAAATCATCTCAACACCAAACCAAGATAATCCATTGATGAATATCATTAAGAATGGTGGTTACCCTCTATTAGGTTTGGATTTATGGGAACATGCTTATTATTTAAAATATCATAATAAAAGAGATGAATATATTCGTAACTTTTGGAAATGTGTGAATTGGAAATTTGTTAACGAACTGTTGAAGATGAAAACTCAAACTAAAATTAATGAGAATATTAAAATGAAATATATCATTACTGAGGGTGTTTCCGATAGGTGTAAGAGGTCCGATGTTGTTAAATACAAAGACATATTTAACACCAACAAGTATGTTAAAAAGATTTACCGATATGGGATTGAAAAAATATTATCAGATGTATTTCCTGACAACTACTATAAAAAAGATGAGTATGGTGTTGACCAAATGAATGGTATCTATGATTTAGAAAAACCTGGTAGGTCTGTATTAAATAAAATTAATACAAACTACGAGGTGTTCTGTGTTTTAATAAATGACATTAACAAAGTATTAACAAAATTAAACAGACCAACAATATCATTTGATGGTAAGTCAGTTAAACAACAAATAGACGAAGCTAAAAAACTTATTGAGATTGTTAATGAATTTAAATTTAGAATTTTTACAATTTCATCTCCGACATTTGAAAACATAATGGCAACATTAGGTAGTACCAACAAAATTGGTGATGCCACTGAAGAGATGGTTGTTACCAAACTTAAAGAAATCTATGGTGAAGATAATGTAGAAAAAGTGGGAGAACTTGGTAGTTTGGAAGATGCTGTCGGTGGAATTGATTGTAGAGTTAAAATTGATAATAACATTTTCACTGCACAAGTAAAACCATATAAAACATTTGACCTATCAAATGGGGAATATACAATGAATGATACTGGTCAAATAAAACAATATACAACTGATTGGTTAATTTTTGCAAGTACTAGTGGTAAAATTATGATTTTTGATAATAAAAATGTCAAAATAACTAATGGTAAATATGTTATACCTGACAATAACTTAATAAAGGATATTTATTAATATGAAATTCATAATGTCTGAAAGTCAGTACAACCGTATTTTTGAATCTGATGGTGAAGTCGTAACAAATGCGGACACCCGTGATTATTTATCTAAACTATGTAAAACGTCAAGAAACATTAACAGTCCATCGTGTAGATTAAAATCATTGAGGGATACTTTAGACGACAAACTTAAAAAATCATTAAATGATTCTATAAGGTCAATACACAAATTTTTTGGTCATAAAAATGTTGGGTTACTACCTAAGATTTTAGAGTTATCATTACAATATGAAGATAGAACTATTAGCACACTAAAAACCATTGCAAAATTTATAGATGGTAATGAAGTGGAAAATGTACCTTTAAAAAGAAAACTTAAACAAATAAGTAGAGAGGGTATTATACCTGATGATTTAGAGGAAATACTTAAAAATGTTCGTCAGACCGAATATACCCAATACGAAAACAGTTTTGTTGGTGAATATTTTGACCCTAAACGAACTGGGTTAAGTTTAAATTATAAATGTGGTGAAGAAAGTACCGATAAATTTATTGATATTATAGATAAACTTAAACAAACTTCCGATGAGAATGAATTCACCGAACTACTAGAAGATATTAAATCTTGTATAGTTGAATCTTTAGAATCATCTAACCCAACTAAAATTGATGTTGTTTCTAAAAAACCTTTATATGTTATTGATGATAATGGTAATGAAGAAATCCTTTTTAGTGCGGGGTCAAAGTTTGAGATAAAAATGATGGATACTAACATTGATAGTTATTTGTCCGAATTCTTTTCTATTTTTAAACAAAGCGATTTATCATCTTTTAAACCAACTCATTTAGGAATATATAACCACACCATAGACGCTATATTCAAGTGGATTGAAAAGTTACCAATTGCTGAAACTTTCCTTGATAACTTGTCAGGTAATATGGACGGTTTAATATATGATGATTATACTATTATACCGTCAAAATACATTCAATTCTATTGGTCTAATTTAGGTCAAAGAGGGTGTAATGAAAAAAGATTATCAATTAGATTTAGAATTAATCCTGACCTTAGAGGTACCTCAATCCCCGCTTATGTATTTGACAGAGAATCTGATGTTTTAAAAAAAATTATTTTAAACATCCCTAAAAAAGATACCGACAAAATAATTTGTAGATAAAAGAGTATCGTCTAGATATTTATATATAAAAAAATATATATGTCAGTTATCCCAGAACCAGAAAGAAGTTCCCTATACAAAAAAGTTAGACATTTGTTGGGAGCCCCATTACGTTCAGTTGAATTAGAGGACGAACAAATGGACACATTATTAGAGTTCT